AGCTGCAAAAGCTTGGGAAGAGAATGGTAAATACACTCTATTAAGAGCTAATGCTAATCCTAACAGTGATTTTGGCAGATGGCTCTTAGAAGAGAAAAGAAGGGGTTGGGAAGGTTTTGTTAATCCTGACACTGGCATGTGGATAACAGGGGATTATTACTGGATGCTGAATTATTGTCCTATGCATCTTGTGGTAAAGAGAGATGATGGTTTAGAGATGCGTGCTACTAGACATCCTAATTTTTGGGATGGGCAGTTTCTCGCTACACATTATATATATCAGGCCAGACAAAAGAAACATCATGCTGCATACCTAGCCAGTCGTGGAAAGGGCAAGACAACAGTCGGTGGTGGAATGCTTGCTAAAAGGTTTGTTATTGGAGAATATGAGAACAATAAGCATGAGATTCAATGTCTTGTAACAGCTGCTGATAAAACTAAGCTTATAGGTGTCAATCAGATATTATCAGTATTTACTGACAATATAGACTTTGCTGCCAAGAATACCCAGTTTCCATCTAGAAGATTGAAAAGCTCAATTCAAGAGTTAACATGGCAAATGGGATATAAAAAGACAGGAAGTGATGTAGCTTATGGTAGTAAGAACTCTGTTCAAGGAATTATCTCAGGTGTCAATCAAGACAAGCTGAATGGTTCAAGAGGTGTGTTATATATCATTGAGGAGGCGGGTATTTTTAAAGACCTAAATGATTTATATGGCCTTATAAGACCCTCTGTAGAACAGGGTTCATCTGTATTCGGTGAGATACTGCTCTATGGTACAGCTGGTAATGAACAGTCAGATTTTACAGCTTTTGCAGAGATGTTTTATTCTCCTAATGGATACAACCTCTATGGATTGGAGAATGTATTTGATAAAGAAGGTCAGGGAAGAAGAGATAGTTGCTTCTTTTACCCCGTATACATGAATTATGATGATAGTTGTATAGATGAAAATGGCAATAGTGATATAACCAAAGCTTTACTGATGATATGTAATGACCGATACAAAGTAAAGTATGGCTCTTCTGACATTAATGCTATTACAAAGCGTATATCTCAATATCCAGTGACTCCGCAAGAAGCTATAATCAGAAGTCAAGGTAATGCGTTTCCTGTAACAGAACTTAACACAAGACTTAACCAAATAGACAATAACCCCAATGAGTATGATGATGTGTATGTAGGAGAATTAATACAGAACGCTGATGGTACTGTAGATTTTAATCCTACAGGAGATATCCCCATAAGAGACTTTCCAACTAAAGACAATAAGGTTGTGGGTTGTCTTGAGATATTTGAGATGCCACAAAAGAATGCAGAAGGTAAGGTTCCCTATGATAGATATGGCTTTGGAGTTGACCCTATAGACGATGACCAGGCAGAAACTATGTCTTTGGGCTCTGTGCTTGTTATGGATTTTTGGACAGACAACATTGTAGCAGAGTATACAGGAAGACCACAGTTTGCAAATGATTTCTATGAAATAGTCAGAAAGCTCTGTTTATACTACAATATGAGGGGCCTATACGAGAATAACCTGAAGGGTATCTACAGTTACTTCAGTCAGCACAATTGCACGTACATGCTTGCAGATACTCCAGATTATTTAAGAGAAAGACAACTTATATCCTCTATAGGTAATGGAAACAAAGCTCACCCTTACTCTGAAAAAGTATATACTCCAGAAGGGATAAAACTGTGGGGAGATATAAAAATTGGAGACAAACTGTTTTCTTCTTATGGTACAGAGACAACAGTTGTAGATATTCCGTTTGATGCTGTCACAGATATATATGAGATAACTTTGAGGGATGGTAGAAAAGTTAGAGCTTCAGAAAACCATCTTTGGAGAGTAATTAGTTATAACGATACAAAAAAAATCTTATCCACTAAGCAAATGCTTGAGAACGGTTATATTAGGAAAAATGGCAATTATAATGAATGCAAATATTATATTCCTAAGAATGAAGGTGTAGAGTTTCCAAGACAAAATTTACCTCTTCCTCCTTATTTTTTGGGCTTAATGCTTGGGGACGGGTGTTTTACACGGTCTTTATATAACCAAGCTAATTTTGCTTCTTCTATAAGAGATGTAGAGGTGTATAAGCAGAATGTTCCTTATGAATGTAAAACAGTGGATGATAGACACCATTGGTGGGTAGTTCCACATATAGGTAGTATTTTAAGAGAGCTAGATTTAATAGATAAAAAGTCTCACACAAAGTTTATTCCTTCAATTTATAAATATGGTAGTAGAGAAGATAGGCTTTCTTTATTACAAGGTATACTTGACACTGACGGCCATATTGGTTATGGAGGTAATGCAGAATATTGTACAGTTTCAAAGCAATTATGTGAGGATGTTATGGAAGTTGCTAGAAGTCTTGGAATAAATTGTAATATACAATATAGAAGTAATAATTATGGCGTATACTATAAAGTTGTCCTATATACAGATGTTTGTCTGTTTAAGTTGCCTCGTAAAGCTTCAAAGCAAAAAATAACAAAGAAAAGAAGTATTAAAACTGGAATTGTTAATATTGAGTATGTTGGAAAAGAACGGGCTAAATGCGTTACTGTAGATGCAAGAGATAACTGCTATCTCGTTGGAGATTTTATAGTGACACATAATTCTAAAGGAGTCAGAGCAACTGTTCCTATTATAAAGTATGGATTTAAAATTATCAGGGACTGGCTGCTGAAGCCTGTTGTAAGGATAGAGACAGATGCAGAAGGCAATGAAATAGAAGTTACTGTACCTAACCTATATAATATAAGGAATAGAGCTTTAATTAAGGAGCTAATACAGTGGAATCCCTATGGCAACTATGATAGAATAATGTCGCTTGTTCAGTTAATGTTGTATAGAGAAGAAAAGATGATACTGTATCAGGGGAACTTAGGAGAAAGGAAAGACGACACTAAGGGACTAGAATCAGATGACTATTGGACTAGGAACTATAAAGTAAAGAAAGACAAGGTTTTTGGTTTTTAAATTACAAAAGAGGGCACTTTTTTAAGTGTCCTTTTTAGTTTCACTTAGGATTCTATTTATGTTAAAAGTCAGTGATTTGTAAATATATAATTTTGCGACATGAAGATTAAGTAGAATTTAAAAGAGAAGCAAACATGGAAGGATTAATTCTTGACAACATTCTTGGAGAACAGGAGATAGATAACCTGTTTAGTGAGACTGAGACTGCTACCTCAGAGGAAGTAGCGGAAGGAAAGGAGCAAAAGACTCCTGAAGATAATGGAGAAATTGAGACTACTGAGGAAGAACAGCAAGGTGAACTCTTTGGAGACTTTGCTGAACAACCAGAGGGCGTAGGTAGTGAGAAGAAGAAAGAGGTAAAGGAAGAAACCATCCCTGATAAAGACGGTGGCACTTCTCCAAATGAAAACTTCTACTCTTCCATTGCCAATGCCTTGGCAGTGGATGGTATCTTCCCTAACCTTGACGAAGATACAATAGCAAAAGCTGTTGATGCAGAATCATTTAGTGAGCTTATTGAAGCAGAAGTCAATGCTCGCTATGATGAGGGGCAACAAAGAGTGTTGAAGGCGCTTAAAAATGGAGTTGAACCTAATGAAATCAGAAGGTATGAAGGTACCCTAGATTATCTCTCATCTCTTACAGATGCAGTACTGTCTGAAGAAAGTGAAAAGGGAGAGCAATTAAGGAAGCAGCTCATTTATCAGGATTACCTTAACAAAGGTATGAGTGAGACTAAAGCACAAAAACTCACAGAAAGAAGCATTGAAGCAGGGAATGACATTGATGATGCTAAGGAAGCTCTGCAAAGCAACAAGGAGTACTTCCAGAATCAATACAACACCTTGCTTAAAGATGCTCAGAAGAAAGCCGACGAAGAAAAGGCTGAAAGAGTGAAAGAGTCTGAAAAGCTTAAGAAGTCCATTCTTGAAGACAAGAATCCTGTAGGTGATTTAGAAATTAGTAATGAAGTAAGAAAGAAAGCTTTTGATAATATTTCTAGACCAACCTACAAAGATCCTGAGACTGGAGAATACCTGACAGCTATTCAGAAGTACGAGATGGAGAATCATTCTGATTTCATTAAGTACGTAGGTCTCTTCTATACTCTGACCAATGGTTTTAAGGACTTTGATTCCTTTACCAAAGGTAAAGTTGCTAAAGAAGTTAGAAAAGGGATTAGAGAGTTAGAGAAAACCCTCAACAATACCAGAAGAAACTCCGATGGTAGTCTTAAGATGGTTACAAGTGTAAAAGATGATCCAGAATCATTTTTAGGAGGTAATTTCAAACTGGCTCTCTAACAAAGATATAGAAACAAAAGTAAAGATTGTTTAATGGTTAAACTTTTTAATTAAATGGGAAAACTTGGTAAGTTTCAAAGTATGGAGTTTGAGAGCTGGGCAAAAACCAGTAAGCTCAATCACATTAACAGTGCCTTCTTGGGTAAGCCACAGGAACTGGACAATTTGATGGTTCAGCTTCTTGCTTTCCGTTACAGAAGGACACTTAACACATTCTTGTCTCAGTATCCTACTAAGACATTTGAGAGCAATGATGAGTACACTTGGAAGGTTATTGGCAGCATGGTAAAGAACCTGCCTATTGTAGAAGCAAGAGACCTTAGCGGTACTGCTATTACTAGTGGTAATGCAGGTGCTAATGGTGAGCCCTTCTATGTAGTATTTGATGAGGACCTCTTTGCTGATGGTGCAATCATCGTGGGTGAACTCAATGAAATCTATCCTCTGCGTATTCTTGGTGACGGTTATCGTGAGGGTACTAATGTGCGCTATAAGGTAGTTGTTACTGGTGGTGTTACTACTGGTATTCCTGCTGCACAATTGGCTCCTGGCAAGCGTTTCTCTAAGGAGTATGCTCCTGTAGAAAGAGAGTTCTCTCGTAAGGTTGATGACATCATGTTCTCTAGTCCTATTGCAATGCGCAATGAGTTCTCTACCATTCGTATGCAGCATAAGGTATCTGGT